CGGAGGGCCACGTCGAGAAAAAGTGTGCCTCGACGAAAATAGTTGTTGCGCTCCGCCTTGGGTCAGTTACAACACGGAGAGAGCGGCGAACAAGCCGCGACGAGGAGGCTCTATGGCGATGGATGGCTTTGGTTCATTGGTGAATGCGACGTCCGTGACGTCTGGTCGGCCCGAAGTTGGGATGGCTGCGACCATCCTCGGATGGACCGATCGCCATCCGGCGACGGTCGTTCGCGTCTCGCCCTCGGGCAAGACGTGCTGGGTGCGCGAGTGCATCGCGAAGCGCACCGACAGCCACGGGATGAGCGAGGTCCAAGAGTACGAGTACTCCGAGAACCCCGCCGCGCCTGAGCGGGAGTTCCGGCTCGGCAAGCGGGGCTGGCGCGAGGCGGGCACGCGCGGCAAGGGCAACGGGCTCCGGCTCGGCCGCCGCGAGAAGTACTTCGATTTCTCGTTCTGAGAGAGGAGAGCCATGACCAGCTACTACGACTCCGCCGCCGAGCAGGCGGTTGCAAGGGCGTCCGCCCTTGCAGACACCGCCATCGCTGCCGCGCACGACGACGTCGCCCACACCCACTGCGTCGCAGCAGTGGGTTACGCCGCGACGCGCTTTCGCCCCGTCCTCCGGGCGATTCTCGCCCGGATCGGGCGTGCGTAACGTGTGAGTACGTTTCGCCGGGACGGGTCGCCCGCGCGCCTGCGCCGGGCGTCGCGCTCGTGATGAGGTGGACGAGCACGCGCCAGCGGAGCGCCTGGCTCGGTCCCCAGGTGGGGTGGTAACCTCGGGGCCATGAGCACCAAGCGCACTTCTCGTGCCCCCAAGCGGACCTCCCGAGCCCCCAAGCGGACGAGTCGTCGCATCATCCGCCGCAACCCGGATGCTGGCCTGGCGTTGCCGCCGGAGCCGATGTTCATCGAGAGGATCGATCGGGTCGAGGACCACCTCTCGATGCCGGGTCAGTACTACACGACGACGGGGCAGCAGGCGTACCTCGTCGCCAAGTCGTTCACCTGGCACCCGCTCGTGCAGGGCGGCGAGGAGACGTTCTTCGTCGAGGGGTCCGTGTTCCACTGGACCGTGCTGCCCGAGGAGAAGAACCCGACCAGCGATGCGCTGCCCGAGGAGCTTCTGAACGAGAAGGTCGAGATCGAGTACCTCGTGGAACTGTCACAGCCATTGGAGATGCCCGAGCGCAACTCGCGCCGACTTCGTCGGAACGACGACGACGGCGGCGAGGACGGCGAGGACGGTGGCGGCGAGGACGGCGAGGACTGGGGCGTCACCGAGAACTACTTCCTCGACCGGCTCGATGCCTACGATCGCTGGGAGTCGGCCTTCTGGCGCGAGCTTTTGCAGAACAGCCGCGATGCTGGCGCGACTCGCATCGACCTGTCTTCCGAGGAGACGACGTACACGGACCCGAAGACTGGCCAGAGCCGCCCCGCCGTGCTCTGCGTATGCCGCGACAACGGATCGGGCATGGACCGCAAGACGCTCAAGCGGGCTTTTTTCACGCTCGGCGGCTCGGTCAAGCCCGCGGGAGCGGTGGGCGGCTTCGGGGATGCCAAGGAACTGATCCTCGTGCCCTGGTATCGCTACGAGGTCCGCACGCGAGATTTGCTTGCCGCTGGGCAGCACCAGCGGCTGTTTTCGCGTATCCAAGCGGGGCAGGCTTTTGTTCAGGGCACCGAGATCAAGGTGTGGATGCCCGCCCACAAGAGCACCAACGACAGCTACGCCGTCGGCGTGCTCGAAAAGAGCCACCTGACCGGCATCCGTGTCTACGTCAACGGCGAAAGGGTCAGCGCAGACCTGATCGGCGGCGACAAGGTCCGCGAGCACGAGATCACGAGCACGAGCTACATCGTGAACTGGACGCAGAACGGTGAGCAGCGCTCCCACACGTTCGCGTATGCCGACGAGTACTACGAGTTCAGGAACGGCCTTTACCGCAAGGGCATCCAGTTCGAGTCGAGCGAGCAGCAGAAGAAGGTAGGTCGGATGGAAATCTGGAGGCAGCCTCGCGCCAAGCGCAACGGCTGCTTTGTTCGCGGCTCCGGCGTGTTCATGTTCGAGAAGCAGATCGACTCGAAGATCAAGGGCGCGATCTTCGTGGACATCGCCGCTCCGCCGCGTGGTGTCTTCACCCGCAAGCGAGACGCGCTTGCTGCTTCGTCTTCCGCGTCGTCGTTTCTCAGTGCCTACCTTGAAGAGCTTGCGGTCGATCCCTTGAGCGCTCTCAAGAAGGAGCGCGCCGATAGGGACAAGCAGCGCATCATCTACACCGGCACCGGGCCAATGAATGTCTCCGAAGGAGCGGGCGCTCGCGTTGCCGAGGAGGAGCGCGCGAAGCGCAAGGCCAGGGCTGCCGAGGTAGGTGCCGAGGTGGCTGCCGAGGTAGATCTCTCGAAGGTCAAGGAGAAGAAGGGCGGCGAGGTCGAGCTTACGGCTGAGCAGATCGCGAAGATGCTCGAACTGATGAAGGGCTTGCTCGATCGGCAGCAGGCCGAGGCCGACCAGGCAGCCGAAGAAAAGCCTTCCGACCAGGCACCTCCCGACCTGACGCCTCTGCCCGAGACGTTCGAGAGCATGGCCAAGGACGGCAGGTTCGTGGACCGCGAGCAGCTGGCCGGAGCGCTCCAGTTTGCTGCCTGGAAGCCCGACCTGTTCGTCTACCAGAACCTCGACAATTGGAAGATGCCCAAGGACTTCAACCCGCTGACGATGAAGCCGAAGTACCAGCGGCTCTTGAGGTTGTGGGCGGAGCTTTGCAAGTACACGCTGGTGCGCCTGGGGATGTTCAAGCCGTTCGGCGTCGGATGGATCTTCGACACCGAGAAGGATGATCAGGGTCAAGAGCTTGTGATGGGTGCCGCGTACACCAAGGAAGCGGGGACCGATTGGTTGCTGCTCAACCCGGTGAAGATGAAGCGAACCAAGGGCAGCGACGACGACTACCCCGAGTACGAGGTCGAGGGCGACTACTACGACCTGAGCAGCGACAGGTCGATCGAAGAGCTGTGTGCCTCGGTGATTCACGAGGTCACGCACATGCAGGGCTTCGGCAAGCACGACCAGCGCTACGCCTACGCGCTGACCGCCAACATCAGGATCGCGTTCGGCATGGAGCGCGCCGCCAAGAAGATCCTGAAGGGCGTCAACCGCGTCGTCCGCGAAGAGGTCAAGGAGCGCAAGGCGGCGAAGGAGGTCGAGTCGCAGATCCCGTGGGACGCGCTGATCGGCAAGGCCATCCTCGCGGTGCGTATCGGCTACAACGCTGGGCTGCTCTACGCAGACCCTGAAGCGATCTCGAAGGGCAAGCCCAGCGTTGCCGAGGTCGTTCGCCAGCTGAGCCAAGAGCCATCGAAGCTCATCGACCCGTATCGGGCCGAGCGCGCGATGAGCGATACCTTCAGGGTCTACTCGTCGTCGGAGGTGAACCCTCGCGTGTTCCTCCGGCTCTACGAGTCTCTGCGCGACAAGGGGATGATCCCGGCCGTCTCGAACGAACAGGCCGCCGCATACACCCAGAAGGTCTTCTACTACGGCTTCGACGTCCCCGATGTCCGCGAGCGCGAAGAGCTTGCGGTGCCGTCCAACGTGGGCGTCTACAACGTCACCAAGCGTTCCAAGAGTGGCGAGACGCAGTGGGTGCTGCGCGAGGGCTACTCGGGTCTGCGCGGCAAGGAGATCGCCTCGGGCAAGCTGTGGCGCGGCGACGACCTGCTCGATCGCTATCGCTACCGAGACGCGATCAACGGAGTGCGCTCGGACGGTATGTGGGTCGTGTGGGCACCCAACGACAGCGCCGCGGCAAAGTACCAAGGCTACCCGTCCGAAAAGCTCGCAGGCGTGCTTGGCGTCGGCAACTACGCCGACCTCGATGTGGTCAGCTACGACAAGACGAACTGGAAGGTCAGCGGCTACGGCTGGATGGGGATGATCGAGGCGCGGACCTCTGGCGCTCCTGGCGTCACTCCGATGCTCTCTGCGGCCGAAGCGCAGGCCAACGCGATCGAGCAGGTTTCCAAAGCGCTCGCGGCGAAGATGTCCCCTGCGCCCAAGCCGACGCCGCTTCCGCGTAACGAGGTTCTGGTTCCAAGCGATATGGCGTCGGACGAGTTCGTGAGGCTGTTTCCTCTGTTCGTCGTGGCTCGCATGTTCGTCCCAGCCGCTGCACTCGTGAGCGAGTCTCAGCGCCGTCAGATCGCGGCGGAGCTTGGCGAGACCGTGATGATCGAGGGCCCAGAGTTTCTGTTCGCGTTCGAGCCCGAGGGAGCGAAGTTCGAGATCCCTCTGACGCCAGAGACGCTGGATTCGACGCTAGAGCAGTACGGCCGCGAGATGGTCCGCGAGTACTTCGACAAGGGTGGCGTTGAACTTTCCGGCGACGAGTTCACAACCTTCGTTCAGCGCGTGGTGGCTCGGTGGAACCTTCGCGACACCAAGTTGGCTGTGCCGATCTTGGAATCGATGGACAAGCTGAGCGTACCCGTATAACCGACACGGTCTGACACCGAGAGGGGGAGCCATGCACCAAGAAGTACACGACGCCGTTCGCTCGTTCGTCCAAAAGCACATGCAGTCTTCGCCTGCGGGAACGCGCATCGCGGACATCGGTGCGTATGACGTCAACGGCAACCTTCGCGGCCTGTTCCAGCGGGACGGGTGGATCTACACGGGCTTTGACATGGCTGCGGGCCCCAACGTCGATCAGGTTCTACCGTCGTCTCACGACTGGACAGACATCGCGACGGCATCGTTCGACGTGGCCGTGAGCGTCTCGACGCTGGAGCACACGCTGCGGCCCTGGTCTGTGGTCAAGGAGATCTCGCGCATCGTCAAGCCAGGCGGGATGGTGTGTCTGACGGCACCGTATGCGTGGCCGTTCCATGAGCACCCGATCGACTGCTGGCGCATCTATCCAGACGCCATGAAGACCATCATGGAAGACTCCGGCCTGGAGGTTCTCGAAGCGAGGATGGTGAGCGCTGGCTCGTGGCTTGGCGACACCGTTGGAATCGGACGCAAGCGATGACGAGAAGGCTGGGCGTCTACGCCCACTACCATCCGCTGGGCGATGTGAAGGGATTCGTGGTCGCTCACCTGGCCGCGCTCCGGCCATTGTGCGAACGCCTTGTGTTTGTGTCCACCGCTCAGTTGACCGAGAGCGCTAAGGCGAAGGTCGCGAGCTTGTGCGACGTCTGCTACCAGCTTCCCAACGTCGGATACGACTTCTGGATGTGGCGTCACGCGCTCGATCGGGACGGCAGGGGAGCCGCGTATGACGAGGTGCTGCTGACGAACTCCAGCGTGTTCGGGCCGGTAGGCGACCTTTCAGCGACCGTGCAGCGGATGAGCGCATCGCCTTGCGACTACTGGGGCATCAACGAGAGCGACGAGCTTGAGAAGCGTTGCTTCCAAAGTTACTTCTTCGTCTTCAAGCGTCCGGTGATCGACTCGGTGCCGTGGGCGAACTTCTGGGCGCGTGTCGAGCCGCTGGCTGACAAGTGGCAGGTGATCACGCGCTACGAGCTGGGGATCAGCGTCCAGCTTCGCGAGGCCGGTTTCCGCAGCGCTTCGCAGGTTCCGATCTTGCCGGGACAAGGCCGCGGCAACCCGACGCTCCAGCGCGTCGAGGACATGCTGAGGCACGGCTGTCACTTCGTGAAGGTATCTGTCCTTCCGATGGTCGATGTCCCGCGGCAGAAGAGCGTCCTCAACCTGATGGCCGCTTCCGGCTATGACGTCCGTCTGGTGCAAGAACTCATGCCGGGCGCTGGGCTGGAAGTCGTTCTCGGGGTGCCGACACTCAACCGATATGACCTGTGCAAGCGGCTGCTTGCATCGGCGTTCGATGGCACACGGCCTCCCGACTGTGCTGTCGTGGTGGACAACGGAGGCGGCTTCGAGTGGTCGGGCGCTCGCCCGGTGCAGATCGTGCGGCCTGGCAGCAACCTCGGCGTGGGGCCTTCGTGGAACCTGTTGGCCCGGAGATGTCTCAAGGGCCCCGACGATCTGCTTCTTGTCTGCGGCGATGACGTGACCCTGCGCTCGGACACGATTGAGAAGCTCCTGGCCACCACGGCGGAGACGGGGGCCGACTTCGTGTATCCAGATCCGAGCAGATCAACCGAGCACCAGGTCTTCTCGTGCTTTCTCGCTCGCCCATCTCTGTTTGAGAAGGTTGGCTACTTCGACGAAAGGTTTTGGCCTGCCTACTTCGAGGATGATGACTTCGGCCGACGCATGAAGCTTTCGGGTGCGACGAAGGCTATCGCGCCGTGCGGCTACGATCATGTCAACAGCGCCACCATGAAGGCGTACTCTGCCAAGGAGCTGGAACGACACCACGAGCGTTTCCGCGCCTGCCGCAGCTACTACGCGCTGAAGTGGGGAGGCGTGCCTGGTGAGGAGCAGTTCTCGGTTCCCTTTGACGGCAGCAGCGATGGACAAGTTGAGCGCGCTCGTGGATACGACGAGAGGATGATCGTGGAGCACTTCTTTCAACACATCGACGGCTGGTTCGACTTCGACGACATCTACGCCGACGCGGTGCGCGAGGCGTCCGATGGGGCGATCTTCGTCGAGGTGGGCTCGTGGCTGGGCCGCTCGTCCGCTTTCATGGCGGTGGAGATCGAGAACTCTGGCAAGGACATCAAGTTCTACTGCGTGGACACCTGGCAGGGCTCTCCAAAGAGCGGTGGTTACATGCGTTCGCGCTTCGTCTCGAACATGCGTGGCCTTGACGTAGTGCCAATCGAATCAGATTCTGCGCTGGCTGCCGATCGTTTCGAGGACGAATCCATCGACTTCGTCTTCATCGACGCGAGCCATGAGTACGATGCGGTCAGCCGGGACATCGCCGCGTGGTACCCCAAGGTTCGTCGTGGCGGCATCATCGCGGGGCACGATGTCGGCTGGCAGGGCCTCCTCGGCGCAGTTCAGGAGCGCCTTCCGGCGACCGAGGTCGAGGTTCGTCGCTCAAGCTGGTGGCATCGCAAGAAGTCGTCGGGTTTCAAGCTGTCGGTGCCAGGCTCGCATCTGATGTTCATCCCCGTGGTGAACCGTCCAGACCTTCTCGCCAAGGCACTGGCATCGGTTCCGGCCAAGGTGGCCACGGTGGTCGTGGACCAGAGCCACGACGGCTTTGCTGCGAACACCAAGAGTCACGCCACCGTGATCCGCCCGCCGACCCGGCTCAGCTTCTCTCAGATGCAGAACCTGATGCTCAGGGTCGCATCCGAGCACGACGTGCGAGAGCTTCTTTTCATGCACTCGGACGGCGAATGCGAGCCGTCGGTCGTGAGCACGTTGCTCGGCCGCGCCCGTTCGCGGAGCCAAGACGACTGGGGCGTGATGTTCACGCACCACGATGTGCTGGCTGCGTTCAACGCTCGGGCACTTCTCAAGCGCGTGGGCTTCTGGGACGAGACGTTCCGCTGGTACAGGTCGGACTGCGACTACTACCATCGGGTCCGCAAGGCGGGCCTTCTGACGATCGACACCGGCTTGCCCGTGGTGCATCACGCTTCCTCCACGATTCGCTCCTCGGCCAAGGAAGCTCAGCAGGTCGAAGCAGAGTCCCGCTGGCATCGCGACCACTACGTCCACAAGTGGGGCGGCGAAACTGGCCACGAGCGGAACGCTGTCCCCTACGTCGGCTGAACCAACCATGCCAAGCAAGCTCACATCGAAAAGACCGCGCCGGAACCCAGACCGCCGCGTCGCTGCGCTGGCAGCCGAGCTTCACGCGCTCGCGCTCGATGCGGCCGAGGACCGTCAGGCTGGGCGCTCCGATCGCTGGTTCGACAAAGAGATCGATCGGATCTCGCTCGGGCTGCTCGACGCGGGGCTCACGCCACGTCAGGCGGCCGACATCGTCGTCAGCGCCTACAGCGTTGGCTCGCAGCACCAGCGGCGGCGCATGGCTCGAAACAGAAAGGACTCACGTCGATGACCTACGAAGAGCGCGAAGTAGAGATGATGGAGATGCTGCGTATGCTATGGCCCAAGAGCTACGGCCGCTTCCCGTTCAAGATTGGTGAGGCTCCGAACCGGGTGTTCCACGAGGCAGGCGGCATGGGTCAGAGCGACGAGGACGCTGTCGTATACGGCATCGTCTACAAGGGCTCGGTGCTGCACTGGGTCGAGGTCGAGGAGAAGTCGATCCTGCCCAAGGGCAAGCGCCGCAAGGCGGAGGTGTGGGTGCTCGACAGGCTCTACCCGGTCTCGATGAGGAGCGAGGAGTACGGGGAGCCTCCCGAAATGGAGTGGGCCGACGAGGCGCACTTCCGCTCGGCTGCTGAAGCTGCCGTCGCGCTCACGACGCTGGCGCTCTCCGAGAGCATGTACGAGACGCTCATGGAGCGCGGGTTCGTATGAGCCCGGCACCGCGCACGGTGTAGGGCGGTCCTCATCAGGGCCAGTGCCCTTCAGGTGCCCATCGTCAAGAACACTTCGCTTGCGCCAAGCGAGTCGTCGAGCGATGGGTCCGACAACGCTGGTCGCCGTCGTCCCCGGAGGCTCCCCATGATTCGTCCCTGGTACCGGCTCTTTCTCTACGCAGGCTCGCTTCCGACCGACGTGGTCGGATGGCTGGCGATGCTCGTCGTCCGCGCGTTTTGGGGCAGAGACCTTGGATGGGTCGATGGCGTTCTCTTCGTGCGACTTCTCAAAGACTCGTGGTTCGAGCGGACGTTCTACAAGCGATGGGCTGGCACGGCGATCGGGCACGCCGTGATGATCAGCGACCGCACGGGAACCGAGACCACCATTCGGCACGAGCTTGTTCACGTCGAGCAAGTCGAAGGCAACGGCTTGGCCGGTCTTCTGCTCGCCCTCCTGGTGCTCTACTGGTCGTGGTGGATGGCGCTTCTAATCTGGGCGCTCACCCCCACCCTCGTGTACGTCGCCGCCGGATGCGCCGCGGTCCTCCGAGGCGAAAGCTGGTACCGAGGAAACCACAGCGAAGAGGCAGCACGAGCCGTCGCAGGTCAGGCTCCGTAAGAGACCCAGCACGTGCTTACTCAGTAGGCTCGCCGCCTCCGCCGCCGCTACGGTATCCGTCGCGGTACCATCCCGTTCCCTTGAGCACGAAGCTGCTGCCCGCGATGAGCCGTTCGACGGGCTGGCCGCACGAGTAGATGCGGAAGCCTCCCACGTAGATGTGATCGCTGAACCTCTCGGTGGCGGCCTGCGGGCAACTCTGGAGCTTCGGGTCCGAAATGCGCTGCTCGACCTCGAACTCGCCGTGGACCGGGCACCTGTAGAGATAGGTCGGCACGCGGGTCAGTTGAGGCTAGTCGGCTTGGCCGCGTTTTGCAGGAGGTCGGCCACGACGGCTTCGAGGACGGTGAGCGTCAACTCTTTGCGGCGCGTGCTGACGATGCGGCGGTTTTCAAAGTCGATGTCGATCGACTCGTTGTAGTTCAGCGTGCGTCCGTCAGCGCGAGTCACGCGCTCGACCGATCGCTTCTCGTCGTGGATGATCTCGAAGTTGCGCCCCGCGTAGACGATCACGGTCGCCAAGGCGTGGTTATCCACGCTCGACAGGTCAGGGTGCGGCCGGTTCATCAGGCTGTAGTCCAGCTTGTGCTCCTTGATCCGGTAGCAAACGAGCAGCCCGTCTTCGAGTTCCTTGCCCAGCTTCTCACCAAGCGTCAGGTCAATCTTCACGTCCGTCATGGGCTGCATCATGCACGAGGTGTCTGACAGATGCCAGTTGACCTCGCGTTCGGTTTCAAGTATGTCGCAAGTACAACCCAAGGAGGGCGACGTGGACTACAAGGAAGAGTTCTTGAACATGCGATCGGATGGGATGGCGTTCAAAAAGAGCAAGGCTCAGATCTGCCAGGCGATTGATGCGCGGATCCATGAGATCCGCACCGCGCAGGCCGAGCGCATCGACTTCGTTCACTCCTTCAACCGGGAGAACAAGTGCGACTGGAACCTCGACGCGGTCAAGTCGCACCTTCGCACGATCAACATCGACAACGTGGACCTCTACCGTTACGAGCCCACCAGTGCGGTGATTCTAGGCCAGTTCATGGCGATGGCCGTCGAAGACGATTCGATCAGCACGCTCGTCTTCATCGCGCAGAACCTCGACGACGAGCCCGCCAGCATGACGTTCCGCGCGCTCTCGCTGCTATTCTCCACCTACGACCACCGCAAGACAGACATCTCTGTCGGGCTGAACCAAGCGATGGCGCGCAAGCGTCTCAACACCCCGTCCGAGTACGAAGGCAGCTACAAGCGGAAGCGTCGCCGCGATGATGACGAGCATGACGGTCTGACCGTGGGCGACTTCCTCACGGCTCGCTGATGCGGCATCGGGCTCCAGAGGAGGTCGCGCTGGTGGACGGCAAGCCGGTCTATCAGTGCGTCCTTTTGCCCGACGACCAGTGGCATCTGACGCAGGAGCAAGCGAGCCCGCCGCCGATCGGTGCTGGGGGCGCATACAGGTCCGACAAGAAGCATCAGGTGTAGATCGATGACCCGAAAACAGACATCTCGACGACGCGGGTCGCGACCGAATCCCGATGGGTGGCAGCGGCTCGTCTACTCTCCCATGCCGCTGAAGAAGTACCGTCCGACGCCGATTTTCTCGCAGCCCGAGGGCTACTCCACCGAGAAGCCGTCCGGTCTCTGGTACTCGTGCGGGGACGAGTGGGCGTCGTGGATGCGGCGCAAGCAGACCGTCGAGCAGCTGGACCGTCTTGCGCGAACGAGGTTCGTGTCCGAGCTACAGCTGGGCAACGAGCAGCGGATGCTGTTCATCAGGACGCCGCAGGAGTTCGACGCGTTCGACGGAACTGCGAGACAGTGGCGACGTGGCGTCGGCGGCGCGAAAGAACCGGATTCATCGCCATCTTGAGCCTGCGGACACGCGCACCCGACCTGCCGGATCTCCGGCGACTGACAGAGAGAAAAAAGCTGTCAGCAGCGGTGAGGGGCTGTCGTCATAGTTGCATGACCACCCAGACTCCCCCTTCCTGGCACCACGTCCAAGAGCAGGCTCGTGCTGCCGGTCTCACTGACCCGGAGGCGCTCGACGCGCTCCGCAAGCTCACCGCGCCCGCCAGGCACGCCTGGCGCGTCGTCGAGACACGGCGTGCGGCCGAGGCTGAGATCGCCCGAATCGAACTGTCGGTGCCCGGAGACGACATGCACGAGCCGATCGTCGCGGCACTGCTCACCCTCGATCTGCACGGGCTCGGCGGCCCGGCGAACTGCGGCGGCTCAGGCAGCGGCACGACGCGGTGCGCCTGGGCGCGCGGGCTGGGCAGCGGCCGGTGGTTCGCCCGCGACGGCGGCGCGTACCGCGGGGCAGTGGAGCACATCCTCGCGTGCCTCGACGGCTGGCCGCTGACGGCGCTCGGTCGCTATGTCGTCGTGGACGGCGGCCACGCGAAGCTGCGTGGAGTCGGTATGCTTGCGGTCTATCTGCTGTGCCGTGCGTCGCTCACGGACGAGAGCGTTCTCGCTGCGGCGCGCGGCTACGCCCTGCACCGCATGGCGGATGAAGTCGGCGGCGAGCGCGAAGTGATCGAGAACGTCCGCTTCGCTGCGGACATCCCGCTGTCCTGGGCCGGGGTCGCGCAGGCCGCCGCTGAGGGCCTGGCCCGGCACCAGGTGGCGCGCGAGGAGCGCGAGGAGCGTCTCCGCGCCGAGGAGGCTGAGCGCGCCGAGGATGACGCGCGTGCGCACGAACACGAAATGGCCGCGATCGACGGTGCGCGCGAGGAGCGTCTCCGCGCCGAGGAGGAGGCGCGTCTTCAGCTGGCGTCGTCGTCTTCGTCGTAGACCCATGCGGGCGTGTTCGGCCCCATCCACGCGTTGACGACGTTGAATTCCATCCACTCGACGGCGTCCTCGTAGCTGAGCCCCTCGTCGAACGTGGAGCCGGGCCGCATCAAAGCCTCGACGGCTTTGCGATACGAGTACGCCGCGAGTGTTGGTTGCCCACAGCGACGCATTGGGCCGATCAGAGCCTCGTCCAGGCCGTCTGCGAACAGCGCTTCGGGGTTCTCGTCCGCGATGCGCTGACGCATCTCGCTCGCTCTACGCTCACGCTCGACCTTGGCTTGCGCCGTCTCTCGTTCCATCGTCGTCTCTCGTTCCATCAGTAACCTCCTGCGGCGGCGCGCATGACCTGGCTTCGGGCCCGGTGCAGAAGCAACGCGGTGCCATGGTGGAGCGGACTTGGCGCGCGGTCTGGATAGAACCAGCGCGCATCGACGTGTTCGTCGTTCAACTCGGGCCGGAACTCTTTTTCGACGAGCCCGATGAAGTTGTAGTACCGAAAGTTCTCTGGGCGGACGTAGACCAAGCTCGGCACGAGCGTGACCTGGCCGCTGTAGCCGACTTCTTCCCGTGCTTCGCGGAGTGCGCCGTGCTCGGGCTCTTCGCCGGACTCCAAGGTGCCGCCGACGACGCTCCAGCAGAACGGCGCGTTGACGTACTCACTGCGGAAGCCGAGCAGCATCCTGCCCGTCGAGGGGCAGACGAACAAGATCCCGGCAGCCGTTGACGAAGCCATCGCAGCCCATGCTAACGCATCTGAACCGGGTCGCCACCACTTGTCAGACACCTCTGCCGTCTGCTAGGTGTCCGCGATGACGAACGAAGAGATGGTTGCACTAACGAGGTCTGCCGCGCGTGCTCCGATGGGCGATGCAATCGTGGCTGAGTGTCTTGCAGTCGCGAAGATGCTGGTCGAGAAAAACGCGGCTTACGGCAACTCGGCGCTGGAGCCCGTGCGGATCTTCAGCAAGGCCAGCCCGACCGAGCAAATCTTGGTTCGCATTGACGACAAGCTCTCGCGGCTGGCTCGCGGCTCTGCGGCAGGCGAGGACGTCGTGCTGGACCTGATCGGCTATCTCGTGCTCCTCCGGCTCTCGATGCGGGGGGATGAATAGTCCTGTGAATAGTCGCTGCACGCTGAAAAATACTTGACGGCTGATTGAGCGCTGCTATTGTTCGCTGACCTGGCAAACACGCCGGGCGAGAGGAGGCGGCATGGAGAAGTGGCAGAAGGCGGCCGTTGCGCGCGGCTACCCTTGGGAGTGTGCGTGCGGCGAGATGCACCGCACGGAGTCGTCGGCTCGCGCCTGCCGCAAGTGCATCGATCGCGACCCCCCGCGCGATCTGCGCGAGGTGGCGGACGCCGAGGCTGAGGCTGCGGCCGAGCGTTCCGAGGGTGGCGCGGAGCCCGCCCAGGACGTGGCGGCGATGCGCCGGGAGTACGGCGTGCGCCGATCGCACGCCTGCTACGACAACGCGAGTCGCGCTGCGTTCGACGCGGCCGTGCGGGCGCTCGTGGGCGAGGGTGCGACGCCCGAGCAGTGGCTCGCGGCGACCGACCGCGCGACGCTCTCGTGCCGTCGCTGCGCGGGCACCGGCCGATTCATCACCGGCATGCTCAACGGGGTGCCCACCGGCCCCGGCGGCGCGTGCTTCCGGTGCGAGGGGCGCGGAGTGCAGACGTGGCGCGACGGTCGGCGCAACGCCTACCACGACAACCGCGCCTTCGGGCGCGCGGCGCACGCTATGATGCGGGGGGCGGCGTGAGCGGCGAGCCGGTTCTGGGTCGGATCTACGTCTGCCGCGTTCACGAGAGCGCCGGATGGCAGGGCGAGAGAGTCGTGGTCTGTGGCGTCTCTCGGGAGCAGCAGACTGCGCGCGTGCGTGACATTCCCAAGCCAGGGCTCGGCCCGGCCTACGAGACCGTCGTCTCGTGGTCCGATCTCGATGAGGAGGCACCGTGAGGATCACGACGCCCGAAGGAGCCCAACGCTACCTCGTCGGAAAGCGGATTGTCGGAGTCGAGCTACGCTTCGACTCAGGGCACAAGGGGTCCCGGCGCTGGACGTTCGACCCGGTGTTCATCCTGGACGACGGGTCACGGGTGGCGTTCAGCGTCGATGAGACCGACCACGGTTCCGAGTGTGGCATCAGCATCATCCGTGCGGGTGGTGCGTCGTGACTGAGCGCGACCAGAAATCCGGTGAATGGAGGCGGCTGGCAGCAGGCCAGCACACCAACGGCAAGTGGATCATCGGGTGGGTTGGAAACAACTACATCGGGTGGAAGGGCGTGTGGCGCATCCGCCTTGTAACCTCCCCACGGGACGCGTCGCCCGGCCGTACTTCAAAGGACTTCAACACGCTTCGGGACGCCAAGGCGGCGATCGAGCGCATCGAAGCGGAGGAAGAAGCCATGAACGACGACATCGCGGCCTTTCCAGCCGAGCAACCGGAGAGCGTCGAGGCCCATCGCCTCGGCTCAAGGGAGTGATGACGAATAGTGTGACGCCAGCGAAGCGCCGCCAGTACCTCGGCCAGCACAAGTGCGGCCGGTGCTGCGCGGTGCTCGTTCGTGTTTACGACTGGCTCCCGGCGTGCGTGCTGTGCGCCAAGTGTGCAGCGGCCGAAGCGCGGCAGGAGTCGGAGACCAACGAAGAAGACGAAGGAGTCGATGATGATGTTTGACCAGGAGATGACGGTGACCGAGGTTTGTTCCAGCCTGCTGGACCGAGGGTTTCAGCTGGACGAGCTGTCCTACCGTCACGGCTTTTTCTTCGCGGAGATCACGCGCCTGCCGGACGGTCGCCAGATCTGCCTCGGCGTGCGGGGGCGCGGCGAGACCGTCGAAGACGCGCTCTGCGACTGCCTCGAAGCGTGGGAATCCTGGCGTGGAGGCGCGCATGGATGACTCGCTCGCGGCTGAAGAGGTGAGGCGGCGCGTCGAGATCGAGCAAGATCCGATGCGCTGGATTCTTGACGTGCTCGAATCCGCCGAGTGGGATGCGAGAAGGCCCCCGCCGGACCTGATGTCGTGCGAACGGGTGGAGGTGGAGGTCGCGTATGGAGGCCGAGTCAGCCGCGAAAGCTGCGAGGCGATCTGCACCGACGTCCTTGGCTATCGCTGGCGGCTGAAGCTGTCGGTTAGCAACGATGCTGGCGGCTACTGGGAGCAGCCAGGGCAAGAGGTCGAAGGCGACTGGAAGAGAGAGGGTGAGGACATGGACGAGCACATGAGTGAGCAGGCCATCCAAGCGATCGAAGACTCGGCCAACGAGCAGTCCGCGCCGGTCGCGGTGCCGGTCGAAGCTGCGGTCGAGCAAGATGAGATCGAAGAGTTGAGCCAGAGCCCCCTGCGGCAGTTTGCGCGAGCCCGCGAGGCGCTGCGCGGAGAGAGGGTGAGACTTGTGGCGGCGCGGGAGGCGATTGAACGACAGATCATGGAGATCGATGCCGCCCTGGCCCCCTCGACCCGGTCGCCTGGGCCCAAGAGCCTAGAACGCAGCATCACCGGGCCGGGCAGCACACAGAAGATCCGTAAGCTCTTCATCGCAGCCCCCAAGCGGCGCGTGACCTACAAGGAAGTCGCGGCGTTCGTCGGCTCCACGCAGCGGGCCGGTGCGTTCATTCAGAACCTGATCAAGAGCGGTCAGGTGCGACGACTCAAGCAAGGGGCCTACGAGGCCACGGACAAGCTCGTGCAGATGGCGGCCGAGGAGGACGCTGAGTGACGCAGCGAGCGAGCCGACCAACGGCAGCGCGACGCCCTAAAAGTCGCGCCTGCTCTTGCCTGCGCCGCTCCCGCGGGAGCGCGGCTCCGGCTGCTCCCACTGGGGTCCGTCGAACTGGATCTTCCGGGCGGTCAGCTTCAGATCGCGCAGCAGGGCGCTCGCGTTGTCCTTCTCCGCGGCGATCTCGTCGTCGAGGTCGTGCCACGCATCGCTGTACCTCTCCAGCGAGGCGAGGCGAGCCGTGCGCTCCTCCAGGTCGCGCTTGCTGTTCCCGTAGGCCAGGAACTCGTCCGGGTAGCACAGCAGGGCCTTGCCGAAGGCGTGGAGCTTGCGCGTGTCGTCTCGGGTCCGTGCGATGTAGGGGTTCCGCGGGCCTCCGATGACGCGGAACACGCTGGACGGCGACGCTCCATCCAGGGCCGCGCGAAGCGTGCCGAAGAAGTAGAGACCCGATCCGAGGTGCCCGGTGCCTCGGCCGCAGTACATGCTCGGCGTCGTGCCGCGGGCTCTCGACGCTTCGCTCTTGAACACGGGCTCGCCCAGGCGCGGCTGGTTGCGCCGGTAGAAGCGCCGGTTCTCGCGGCCCAGCACGAAGCGCGCGGCGGCCTCACGGCCTCGCTGGCTCTCGATCTGCTCGACCTCGCTCATGTAGGCCAGGTCGGAAGCGTCGATGGGGACGATCTTGTCGTCCCACGGGAAGCTGCTCGGGTTGCGGCGCGGGCGGCGTGAGGCGCGCTTCATGCCGACGAGGTTACCGTGTCAGCGGCGGATCAGGAACGTGTCCCAGTCCTTCACGATCTCCTGAAGGACGAGCCGCTGCTGCTTGGTGAGCTTGACGACCCCGTCGTCATCGAGCTTCAGCAGCCGTCCCGCAGCCTCGTTGGGGTCGAGGTCGGTGATGCTCACGGCTTCACCAAGCTCCACTCCACCGAAGTCGCGGACGTTCGCCGTCTTGTCTTCGGCCACGGTCATCAGCATCCGCACCCACCCCTTGAGGGGCAGGCTGAAGATGGACCCGTAGGAACTCACCAGAACCTTGCTGCTCGACCGGCTCGTGCGCTTCATGCCGCCGAGTGTGCCCCGGCAGCTGGGCTCGGAGCAAGGCTCTCAGCGGCGACGTCGTGACGTGCGCTTGGAGCCGCGACGGTTCCGCTCCACATAGCGCTCTCGGAAGATCTGGCTGAACTTTTCGTGCTGCTCGTCCCGAGAGATGAACCGCGGCTGCCGCACGAAGTTGACGAACTCGGTCTGCTCGGCAGGGGTGAACTGCTTCGGCATCGAGACGTAGGGCGGCCCCGGCAGCTGGGCTCGGAGCAACAGGTCAACGGCGGCGACGCGAGGTGCGCTTGGGGTTCGCCTGCGGCACCACGAACTCGTCCAGAACCATGACCTGCGACGGCCGCGCAGCCACCCATTCCGTTTCGCCACCGAACGGATCTTTGGAGATGACTCCGTCGAATCCGGCACGTTCAATGGCCTTCAGTGTATCCGGGTGCTGCCACACGCCATGGTAATGGCGTGTTTCCAGGGCATACCCGAGCGAATCCCAGAACGCCTCGGTGCGTTCAATCCCCGGCGCAAGCGGTTGCCCACCGTTGTCGCCCAGGTCCAAGTCCTGGTAGAGCCGCTTCGCGGACGACACGTCGAGAGACCCGGCGACATCGCGTGCGTGGTACTTCCAACCTTCGTAAGGATTCTCCATCCGAAGCATCGCTACGGTGATGTACCTGCCGAACTCCTGCGGTCGCGGCTTCTTCGACCAGTAGGTCCAAGGTCTGTCGATCGCATGGTTGCGTCCTTGGGCGTGGTACACGGGGCCGATGTCGAACTTCTTCGACGTGCGCTTCTTGGTTGCCATGCCGCCGAATGTGCCCCGCCAGCTAGGCTCGGAGCAACCCCCCCCGCGCTCGATCGCGCTGGAGCTTCCCCCACGTTTTCGCCCGAAAACCCCGTCCTAGACGCGCGACATACTGTATGGTATATCATTGGCCTCGGGACAATCATGGGTCCCCAGGAGGTTCGCGTGCGCCCTCGCCATCGAGCCAGCCCTCGCTCAGATCTGCGAGCGCCGCCAGACGCCTCTCGGGGTCCAGCTTCGCGCGGAGGTCTTCGTCCTCCGCGAAAGCGACATCCGCGAGGACGTGCCCGCGCTGTTTCATCGCGCTGCCCCGCGCCGCCGCACGGCTTGCTCGATGAGCGTGTCGATCTCCCGCGACACCTCTTCGGGCACTCGGCCCTCGTATAGCTGCTCGAACAGAGCTGGATCGCTTAGGTCCACACCATCGGCTTTGCGGCGCGGCACGCTCGCCTCGACAACGGGCGCAGGCTTCTCGATCGTTCCATCACGAGCCCGCGCTCGGGTTGCAGCCTGTCGATCTCGTCGCATTCCTCGACCACAGTTCAGGCACATGCGTCTCTCGCGCACGTCCCCCAGGCGCAGCGGCCAGTCTTTCTTGCACCCGCGACACTCGAACCACGAGCCAAGCCGTCGCTCCTCGTCGGTCGGCAGATCATGGGGCACGTCAGGGTTGGGTGGACGCACGAGCGCAGAGTAGCCGATCCGGCTCCCAGATGCCCTTCGCCCAAAGCCCCTCGGGAAAGAGCCCTCCAAGAGCAGGAGCGCGGCGGACGGCTGAAAAAAGTTGTTGCGCGCTGTTCTGACCATGCTACACCTCGGAATGCCCAGCGGTTGGGCGAAGCGGCGATCAAGCCGCGAAGGAGGCGTCGATGGCAAGCGTTCTTTACGACTTCAGCTGGGATGATCAGGCGGA